ATAGTCCGCATCGAACCCGAACACTACTTCACGAAGTACGAATTCATTCCGGCGCCGGACGGCTCCATCTACGGCATGGGCTTCGGAATGCTTCTCGGCGCCACCAACGAAGCCATCAACACGATTTTCAACCAGTTGATCGACGCTGGAACAATGTCTAACCTCGGAGGAGGCTTCCTCGCACGCGGGGTGCGCGTGCGCGGCGGTGAGTACTCGTTCCGCCCACAAGAGTGGAAGCGCACTGACTCAAACGCTGCGGATTTGAAAAACGGTATCTTCCCTTTGCCGATTCGGGAGCCTTCCAATGTTCTCTTCTCTTTGCTTAATCTTCTCATCGATTGGGGATCGCGTATTGGAATGGCGACTGACGCGGCTACAGGTCAGAATCCAGGGCAAAACCAGAAAGTCGGCACGACGCAGGCCGTCATAGATCAGGGCGAAAAGGTTTTCAACGGCATCTATAAGCGCACGTTCCGCGCTATGAAGAAGGAATTCCGCCTGATCTACCGCTTGAACTACCTGAACCCGCCAGAGTCCGGCAAGTTCGACTACTCCGACGAGTCCGGCCAGGGCGGTTACGCCTTGTGGCAAGACTACTTCGAATCGAACAAAGCCGTCATGCCGGCCGCCGATCCGAACATCGCTTCGAAAGAAAAACTCTTCCAACGCGACATGCAAGTGCGCCAGATGGCGGGCTCCATGCCGGGTTACAACCGCGCTGTTGTGGAGCGCCGCGTGCTCGACGACATGGAAGTGCCGAACATCGATGAGATTTTCCCGAAACCCGGCACGCCGGGCGCCGCACAACCGCAGCCGCCTTATCAGGTTCAAGTCGCGCAGATCCGCGCGCAAACCGAGCAGATGAAGGCGCAGGCAAACGACCGCCGGCACCAGTTAGAACTCATGCAGGAAGCCCGCCTCAACCAGGCGAAGGTGATGCAACTCGAAGCCCAGGCGCTCAAACTGCGCGCCGAAGCCGGCGTTGCGCAAAACGATCAGTTGATTGGTCTTATGGACCAGGAATTGAAAGCAGCAAAGCAGTTTCAGGATCAGTTGTCAGGGTCCATTGAGAACTACTCGAAGATTTTCGACCAGATGAGCCAAGCTCAACAAATGCAAGGGGGTGACGGTGGAAGTAAGCAAGGGGCTCCTAACAAGGGAGCAATGGGAGGCGTGGCACCGCCAGGCGGAGACGGCGGCGCACAGGGACTTCCTCAGGGCGCAGGTCAGTGAGTGCAAGAACGCGTGGATGAATGGCGCGTTCACTGACGGCAAGGATGCCTTGGCGTCCGCTATCGCAAACGCAGCAGCCGTTGAGAACGTTCGATTCGCTCAAAAGCTTATCGACATGGACTACGACGATTATTTAACCGCAATGAAGGACGATTAAATGCAAAACACTTCTGGATTTCTCCCGCTCGGCCACCGGCTGATCGTGATGCCTATTTCTGTTCCGAAGATGAGTCAAGGCGGCATCGAACTCGTTGAAGAAACTACGGGACGCGACGAGATGGCGCAAATTAAGGGCCGCGTTATCGCTGTCGGCGCCGGCTGCTGGAAGGACCAACGCACAACAGAAGACTGGTGCAAGCCCGGCGATCAAATTGTCTTCGGCAAGTACGCCGGAATCCAATGGCTCGGGCACGACGGCGGCAAGTACCGCATCCTGAACGACTTGGATGTTGTCGGTTTGGAGGTGGAAAATGGCGCTTGATAACGAAAACGCGCAAGAAGGTGTTGACAAAGATGATATTCCGGAATACCGTCCCAACGGTGAAGCTGACGATACGCCAAATGCGGACGCAAGCGACGCTGAGGAACAGGCCCGTGCTCTAGGGTGGGTTCCTGAAGAGGAGTACACCGGCAACCCCTCCAAGTGGGCGGATGCTGACACGTTCCTCGAAGTCCACAGCAAGAATAACGGCGCGCTGCGCAAGGCAGTTGCCGCCCAGGCAAAAGATCTCGCGGATTTGAAGCAACAGATGCGCGGCATGGATAGCGCGCATAAGAAAATCTTCGAGATTCAAATCAAGAAGCAACGGGATGAGTTCGACCAACAGGTCGCTTTTCTCAAAGCGCAAAAGCGGGAAGCACTGCGATCCGGGGAACACGAAACGGCAGCCGATATCGATGAACAACTCGACGGCTTGCGCGAGCGTGGCCCTGACCTTCCGGAAGCTCCGCAACAAACCCCAAATGCTAATGGCCTGATGCCCAACTGGCGTGAGAACAAGGTTCTTGCAACGTGGGCGGATCGTAACGTGTGGTTCGACAAAGACGAAGACATGTCGGCGTATGCCGGCGCGATGGGTCAGAAGATTCGCGCTGAAAACCCCACCATGCCCTTCCCTGAGTTGCTAGAGGAAGTTACGGGCCGCGTGCGCCGTGCTTTCCCCCACAAGTTCGCGGGCGGCCGGCGAAGCCCCGTAGAAGGCGGCACGCCGGGCGAGACACAGGCAGCGCGCACAGGCAAGACTTACGCGGCATTGCCGCGCGATGCGAGAGCAGCGTGCGACGAAGCAGTGGCCGAAGGCAACCTGACGCAAAAGGCATGGGTGGATTTGTATTACGGATATGACGACCGGAGGAAGAAATGAGCAGCCGCGAACGCTTGGAAGCATTGGCAAAAGGTAATTCGGACTTGGTGGGCGACGCGCCAGCGGCGCGTAGTCAGGCGGATCGTGACGTTAAGGAAAAGCCCGCACGCGTGCGTGGCGTCTTCAATGGCACGAACAAGAAGCTCGACGTTCTCTCGGAAATTCCGGGTTACGTCATCCGCTGGTTCAACGACATGCCGGGCCGCGCCGACCGCGCACAGACTGGCGGTTGGGAGTTTGTCACCGCCGGCGAGGTAGCGCAAGCCGACAGCAACAAAGTCGTGGAGCGCAATTCCGACGTCGGCAACAAGGTCCGCGCCATTGTCGGCACGACCGAACAGAACGAACCGCTGTACGCCTACTTGATGAAGATCAAGAAGGAATGGTTTGAAGAAGACCAGATGGACGGCAAGACCAAGATTATGAACTCCGAGGCGGAAATGATGCGCAGCGGGGGCCTGAACACTGATCGTATCGGTGAAAAGTACCTGCCGGACCAACGCAAGCAAGCCCTGTCGATTCGTCGGGACTCGTTCGAGCGCGGCGGCAGTTTTAGTTAACCAGGAGAAACAAGCATGGCAAACATTGTTGCCCCGCAAGGGTTTCAGCCGGTACGAGGCATCAATACGTACCAAGGGCAAGTCAACGTCTACTTCATTCCATCCACCGATGGTTCGATCTACAGCATCGGTGACATGGTGAAATCGGCGGCGAACGGCGATCCGAACGGCATTCCCGCTGTTCAGAAATCGACGGGCGCAAGTGGCGAGTTCCAACGGGGCGTCATTGTTGGCGTGCTTCCGGTTCAGGCAGTCGGTACGCCGTCGCTGATTGGTGTGCCCCTCACGCTTGAGAACATCAACATCCCGGCCACGAAGACGCGCGGTTACTACGTCACGGTGGCAGACGATCCGAACCAGCTGTACGAGATCCAGGATGACGGCTCAGCCGCGCTGACAGCAACGTCGTGCAACAAGAATGCGACGTTCACGCCGGTCAACCCGACTTCGCCGTTGCAGATCTCGGCCACGGTTCTGACGGCTTCGACTGTCGCAACCACCGCAGCGTTCCCGCTGAAAATGATGGGCCTTTCGCAGCGCGTTGCACCTGTCGGCGGCAACCAGTTCGGTACGTTCGCGAAATGGATTGTCAAGATCAACAATCACGAACTCAACGGCGCTTCTGTCGCTGGTGTTTAATCTAAGCCATTAAAGGAGCAACACTATGGCAGGCGGCGTAATTACCACAGGGTCAGAACCGAAACTCTTGTGGCCGGGACTGTTTGCAACATTTGGTCGCGGCTACAACGAAACGGCACAGGAATGGAAACCTCTCGTGGACGTGTTTTCGTCCAAGAAGGCGTACGAAGAAATCGTACAGATCGTCGGCTTCGCGCCGGCGCCGGCGAAGCCCGAAGGCACGCCGACGATGTACGACAGCGAATGGCAGGGTTTCATCACCCGCTTTATCCATATCGCCTACGGCCTGGGTTACATCGTAACCACGGAAGAAATCGACGACAACCTGTACCCCCAGGTCGCGGCAGAACGCGCTGAAGCTCTCGGCTTCTCGTTCCGTCAGACCAAGGAAACGATTGTTGCGAACTTCTACAACAACATGCCCACGGTGAACGGTTCAGACGGCGTGCCTATCATCTCGACGGTTCACCCGTTGCAAGGCGGCGGTACGGGCTCGAACACGCTGACGGTCGCGGCCGACTTGTCGGAAGCATCGCTTGAGGATCTGACGATCCAGATGTGGCTGACCACGGATGACCGAGGAAACCGCATCGCGCTGATGCCCCGTTCGCTGATCGTGCCGGCGCAGGAAATGTTCAACGCGCAGCGGATCTTGAAATCGACGTTCCAAAGCGGCACCGCGAACAACGATATCAACGCCTTGAAGTACCTCAATATGTTCCCTGAGGGCATCAAGATGAACCGGTATCTGAGCGCGCCGCATACGTTCTTCATCCGTACGAACATCATGGCGAAGCAAGGTCCGATTCTGTTCCAGCGGAACCCCATTAAGTACGCGGATGACGGGGATTTCGATACTGGGAATATGAAGTACAAGGCCTACGAGCGTTATTCTGTGGGTATGGCGGACTGGCGCGGCGTGTTCGCTTCGGTAGGTCCGTAAGCGAGACCGGGGCTTCGGCCCCGGTTTTCCGATTAGGAGAGTAAAATGGCAACAAAGAAATCCCGGTCGGTAATCGCCGATCACAGCCCGAAAAAGAAGATGAACCCGAAGGGTTCAATTTCGATGAAAGGGCCTGAGAAATTACTGATGGCGAGCAAACCAGCTCGCGGCGCAGCCAAGAAGACCGGCAGCGCGCGTATCAAGCACAAAAAGACGGTGTACTGATATGAGCAACAAGAAAAATGCTCCTGACGTTCTGCGTGACGGCGCGCGTATCGTGGGCGGTAAAGACAAGTTCAAGGTGATCGAGTCGCCCCCGAACATGACGCACGAAAAAGAACGCGCTGTACTCGTACCCGGCATAGACGCCGCCACGCACTCGCACCTGACAGGTCCGGGCAAGAAACGCTTCGACAGGAACTACTAAATATGGCTTCCAATTCGCAACCGCCCGTCCGCAACCCGAGCGGCAACACCACCGACCAGCCGTTCGGCCCTTTCGCTGACTGCGGCAACGGCAACCCGGCGTTCTACCACCAGTTCTTCGATGATTTCGATGAGTCTTTCGGTACGGCAGGCACGACCGGGCTGTGGACGGTTACGCCTACTCCGGGCACGTCAGCGGTACACCTGGCGGGCGACGGGGGCTTAGCTCTGCTCACCACGGGCGCGACGGCGGGTAACTTCGCTGAAATTCAGCTTCCGGCGGCGAGCTTCGTAGCAACGGCTGCGCAAAAGATGTTTTACGAAGCGCGTTTGCAACTCGCGAACATCACGACTTCGGCGTGGGTAGCAGGCTTGGTGAACACGAACACAACGCCGTTCACGGGCGGGATCACGGACGGTATCTACTTCAGTAAAGCTGCTGGTGCGACGACGATCAACTTGATTGTCGTGAAAGCCTCTGTGGTTTCGGTGACGGTTCCGATTCCTGTCGGCGCCATCGCCAACTACGCCAACGCAACGAACTTTGACTTGGCCTGGTATCTGGACCGTCACGGCGATATTCGAATCTTCGCGAGCAACCAACTAGTCGGCTGGATTCCGCAGTCGGGCACCGGCACTACGTCACCTCCGACAATCGGCCTCGGGCCGGCGGCGCGCGCGACGGCCCCGATCCTGCCTACGGCCAACTTGAACGT